ATATGCTCCTGGAAAGGAAGGTATGATAGCATATTATATAAATGAGTATTCATACCAATCAAATTTTAGAATAGACAAAGAAGTTAATTGTATGGCTTTAATGTCTAAAATTATTGAAACAATTAAACCACAAATTATTTAATTATGCAAAATCAACAAAACCAACCAAATATTGATTTAACAAACACAACTCCGGTTGAAACCGAAGGAGGAAGTAAAATTTGGCAACAAGGAGCTTTACTACGTAAAGTATCTAAATTTGTAACAGGAACTGATTCCGATGCCATTATGCCTATACCAGTATTTTATGACCCTGAAACAAATAAAATCCTAGAAGATTCACTCCCAAAAGAATTAAGAGAAGAATATAAGGATGACCTTGTTAAATCCTAAAAATATATTTGAATGGCTAGAACATTTAACTTATAAAAAATCTAGCTATGATAGTTTTGAGGAAAAATCTTGGGAGAATTTTAATTCTTATATGGTACATAGGTTTGTATCAATGTATAGGGGGTATGTAAACATTGCTAATATAGCTCAAAGGTTCCACCCAACAGATAAAAGAGGAATTTACAATTTCTATTGTGAAATGTTACCCAAAAAAAAGATGTTTTTGAGGTATATAAAATCGAAAATAAAATCCTCCTCTAAAGAAGTAAAACAACATATTGCTACTTATTATCAATGTAGTTTGGATGAAGCAAATGAATATATTAAATTATTAGGAAAGAAAAATATTACAAATATACTTAATAAGTTGGGTATTGAAGAAAAAGAAGTTAAAAAATTAATAAAAAATATTTAAAATGGCACAATTTAAAGTAATAACAGCTTTAAAGGCACAAGCAGAAGCAGATAAAGCAAAAGCATTAATGGCATTAGAATTACTCACTGAAAATGCAGCAGGAGTAGGAGACCACACAGTAAAGGATTTTATAAAAGATGCCGACGAAGCATTACAATTATTAGGAAATGCCGAAGATAGATTAGAAGTATTAGAAAAATATTTTGGGAAGTATGAATAAAGAAGAAATCATAGAAATATTCGAAACGGAATACCCAGAGTTATCTGAAGAGTATAAGAAAATAGGGAATGAAATGTATGAAATGTTTGCAGCTAAACATATGGATTATGGGTTGAATAATATAGCTTTAGGTGGGGATATATTAAATAATGAAAAAGATAAAATTTTCTCACTTACGGGTTTAGCGATTAGATTAACTGATAAAATTAGTAGGTTAAAAAATTTACTTGTTAATGGTAAAAACTTTGTTAAAGGAGAAGGAATGGAAGATACCTTTATGGATATAGCTAATTATGGTATTATTGGGTTATTAGTAGGACGTAATAAATGGAAAAAATAATATTTTGGCTAAGAAGATCCCACCAATAGTAAAAGTAATTAGAAATTATGAACCTGAGCCCATTAATTTTGGGTATCAAAAGAATATTTCTTATTCACAAATGTCAATGTTTAGGAGTTGCCCCCATAAATGGGCACTTCAATACAAAGAAGGTCATAAAAAACAATTACCTAGTATTCATACAGTATTTGGAACAGCATTTCATGAAGTAATTCAATATTATCTAGATGTAATGTATGAAAAAAGTACGGCAGCCGCAGATAGAGAAAACATTGAAGAATTATTAGAAGAAAAATTAAGAGATGAATACCTTACTCAATATAAAAAGAATAATAATCAACATTTTAGTTCACCTGAAGAAATCAGAGAATTTTATGATGATGGAGTAAAGATATTAAGTTTCTTTAAAAGAAATAAAGGGAAATATTTTAGTAAAAAAGGATGGTTTTTAGTAGGATGTGAGGTACCCATATCAATTATGCCTAATAACGCGTATAAAAACGTTATATACAACGGCTTCTTGGACGTCGTATTATACCATGAACCTACAGATAAATTTCATATAATTGATATAAAAACTAGTACTAGAGGGTGGAATCATTACGCTAAAAAAGATGAAGATAAACAATTCCAATTAATTTTATACAAAAAATTCTTTTCAGAACAATTTGGATTAGCAGAAAAAGATATTGATATTGAATTCCTAATTGTTAGAAGAAAAATTTATGAGGATGGAGAGTATCCACAAAAACGAATACAAACATTCTCCCCAGCTTCAGGGAAAACTAAAACTAATAGGGCAATAAAAACTTTAAATAAATTTATAAATGAAGCATTTGACCACAAAGGTTACAGAGAAACACTTCACATTCCACAACCATCGAAATGGAATTGTTTCTTTTGCCCCTTTAAAGAAGATGATAAACTATGTGAGGTTCTTGGCAAGAACTTATAATCCACATATACGTATAGACAAATATAAATCAAAAATCAAAATTATGGCCGATAAAAAAAACATGACACTTACAAGTGTAAAAGTGAAAAGTGATTTGTTTGAAAATTTTAAAATTGAATGCGTAAGACGCAAATTTTCATTCCAAAAATTATCTGATAGATCTCTTCATTTATACCTTACAGATGAAGACTTTAGAAAAAGAATACATAATCATAATAATTTAGAAATTAATCAAGAAGAAAATGAGAAAAGGTTCTATTAAGAAAGAGGAGAGAAAAAAAATACTACTTTTAACCGATGACATTAGAGTTCATTCTGGTGTTGGTCAGATAGGTAGAGAAATAGTTCTTAATACTTGTCATCGTTATAATTGGATCCAAATAGCAGGAGCTGTAGAACATCCTGACATGGGAAAAATTATTAATTTGGATGAGGAAATGAAAAAACAAACTGGGGTTGAAGATCCTAGTGTATCGTTGTACCCAACAAAAGGATATGGAGATATGGGTCTTTTAAGAACAGTTATAAAAAGAGAAAAACCAGATGCAATATTTTTAATTACAGATCCTAGATATTTTGCTTGGTTATTTAATGCTGAGGATGAGATCAGAAATACAATCCCAATTATTTACCTTAACATTTGGGATAATTACCCAGCTCCAATGTACAATAAAGAATATTATGAATCCTGTGATTTATTACTAGGCATTTCTAAACAAACAGTTAATATTAATAAACTTGTTTTAGGAGATAAAGGTAAAAATAAAATTTTTAAATATGTGCCTCATGGATTAAATAATAAAATATTTGGAATATTAGAAGATGATGCTCCTGAGTTATTAAGATTTAATAAAAATATAGGCTTAAAAGAAGAAAATAATTTTCACTTACTTTTTAACTCTAGAAACATTAGAAGAAAACAAGTATCTAATATTATAATGGCATTTAGATTGTTTACAGATCAATTATCTCCTGAAGATGCTGAAAAATGTCAACTTACATTAAAAACAGAACCAGTATTTGAACATGGAACGGATTTAAATGCAGTAATTGAATATATGTGCCCCCCTGAAACTTGTAGAGTTGGAATATTACATAATAAATTATCCACAGAAGAAATGAACTTACTTTACAACTCAGTAGATGGTGTAATACAAATATCTAATGCTGAGGGTTGGGGATTATCTTTAACCGAAGCCATGTTAACAGGAACCCCTTTTATAGCTTCTGTTACAGGGGGAATGCAAGATCAAATGCGTTTTGAAGATAAAGAGGGGAAATGGATAGAATTTAATGATGAATTTCCTTCAAATCATTATGGAAAATATAAAAAACATGGAGAATGGGCATTACCAGTTTATACTGTTGCAAGTACATTAGTAGGTTCTCCTCCAACTCCTTATATATATGATGATCACCATAATATAAATGATGTAGTTGACCAAATAATGAAATTATATAAAATGAGTAAAGAAGAAAGAAAATCCATTGGTAAAAAAGGATATGATTGGGCTAAAAGTGAAGAAGCTGGATTTACCTCTGAAATGATGTCTAATAGAGTTGTAGAAGGAATAGAAGAATTATTTTCAACTTGGAAACCAAGAGAAAAATATGAATTCTTAAAAGATACAGATTATGAAAAAAGAGTTTTACCACATAAATTAATTTATTAAATGAAAAATACATTTGTTATAAGTTGCCCAATAGACACTTACAGTGGGTATGGAGCAAGATCAAGGGATTTAGTTAAATCAATAATAGAATTAGATAAATATGATGTTAAAATTTTAGGTCAGAGATGGGGGGCTACTCCTTTTGGATTTATTGAAGATAATCCTGAGTGGAAATTTTTGGAAAAACATCTAGTTAATGAGATTACTCAACAACCTGATATTTGGGCACAAATCACCATACCTAATGAATACCAACCCCAAGGAAAATACAATATAGGTTTTACAGCCGGGATTGAATCCACATTATGTCATGCATCTTGGATAGAAGGTATGAATAGAATGGATATTAATATAGTTTCATCAGAACACTCAAAGCAAGTATTTCTCAATTCCAAATTTGAGCAAATGGATAAAAAAACAAATCAAAAGGTGGGGGTACTTGAATTAAATAAACCTATAGAAGTATTATTAGAGGGTGCTAATTTAGATGTTTATAAACCCCTAAAAAGTAAAGATTTAAAAGAATTAAATCTCTTAAAAGATATTAATACCATCCCTGAAGATTTTGCTTTTTTAGTTGTAGGACATTGGATGCAAGGTGAAATGGGGGAAGATAGAAAAAATATAGGAGTAACTCTCAAATCTTTTTATGAAACTTTTAAAAATAAAAAGAAAAAACCAGCATTAATAATAAAAACTTCAGGTGTAAATGGGTCTTATATGGATAGAAGAGAAATAATGCGTAAAGTTGATGCAATACGTAATTCATGTCAAGGTGATTTACCTAATGTTTATATTTTACATGGAAACTTTTCTAATAAAGAAATAAATGAACTATATAATCATCCGAAAGTAAAAGCAATGGTTTCCCATACTAGAGGAGAGGGATTTGGTAGACCTTTATTAGAGTTTAGTTTAGTAAATAAACCTATAATCTGCTCTGGGTGGTCGGGACAATTAGATTTTTTACAAAATGATTTTACTCTTTTATTAAGGGGACAATTAACAAACATACACCCATCAGCACAACAAAAAGACATTTTACTCGCTGAGGCACAATGGTTTCAACCAGATCCAATGGATATAAATAAATCATATAAAGATGTGTATGGTAATTATAAATTTTGGTTAGAAAAAGCTAAAAGACAAGGATATTTTAGTAGAACTAATTTTCCATTTGAAAAGATGAGAGATAAGATAGGAAAAATATTAGAAGATAATGCTTCAGTTCCTAAACAAGTCCCTTTACAATTACCTAAATTAAATAAAATTGGAAAAAGTAATAAACCTGAATTACCTAAACTTACAAAAATATAAAAATGGGTAAATTTGAATATAATAAAGATCAAATATATACTGAAAAGTGGTTTGACGGAATGATCCCATCTTGGGAGCAATTATTTACACAAGCTATAGCTCCTATAGGTATAAAAAATGTTTTAGAAATAGGATGCTACGAAGGGAGAGCTACTAGTTTTGTTTGTGAAAACTACTTACAAAAAGGTACTAATTATGATATAGTGGATACTTTTGGTGGGTCTCTAGAAGAAT